CCACACCAAAAAAGGCAAGTAAGTAATGCCACCAGTAGACGAGACCAACAATCCATTTGCTCCTATCGTGAGCCAGTGGATGGAGAAGATCAAGGCTGCCAAGAAGCAGAAGCATGAGCGCTTCGGCAAATATGCCGAGGAAGCAATGAACTTCTATGATGGCAACCATGATTGGATGTGGAAGGGTGAATATGCCAAGGCCCCCGGAGGTTTTCTGGATAAGAAAGCCGAGGGGGCGATGCCTACGTTCAGAATGACTGTGAACCGGGTGTTCGAGGCCGTGGCTTTGTTTGGGCCGGTTTTATATCACCGCAATCCGACGATTCTTGTCACACCACGCTTGGCGCCGACTATTGATCCTTCTGTTCTAGGTATTAATCCAGAGGATAAGGCCCAAGTCCAGCAGTTTCAGCAGCTTAAATTCTCTGAGGATATGGAGAACGAAAAGAAACGCGCCCACGCTAAGATCAGGGAGCATTACCTGAACTGGCTCCAGCAGGAGCAGGATAAGAAGAAGCATGCTCGGGCTGCTATCAACGAGGCAATCATCAAGGGAATGGGTCTCTTGTGGACAGAAATGTATCAGCCAAGGGGCAGCAAAGCAAAGCACCCCCGAAGCACCTTCATGTCCGTTGATGATCTCGTAGTTGACCCTGATGCCAACTACTGGGAGGACGTAGAGTGGATAGCCAGAAAGGTTGTTCACCCTGTATGGCGGGTAGAGAGAGAATATGGCCTTGAAGACCTCAAGGGGTCAATGAAATCTCTCGCCTCGCAAGGGGAGAATTTTGCCAAGAACAGGATAGAGACTTCTGGCGAGAAAAGGCGGGGTAAATCCTTTGATCTGATCGAATACTGGCAGGTATTCTCGAAGGGTGGTTTTGGAGACAGGCTTCGTACCTCCAATAAGGCGGCATCGGAGCGGAAATTCGATTATGAGAAGTTTGGGGATTTTTGTTTCCTGGCTGTCAGTGAGGATATCCCCTATCCGCTTAACATGCCCCCTGAATCACTCAAAGAAAGCGAAGAAGATCTCTTCATGCGGGCACAGTGGCCCGTTCCCTTTTGGACTGATGGTGGATGGCCATTTTCGAAGCTGCATTTCTATGAAAAGCCCAAGGAAATCTGGCCAATCTCCCTTATCAAGCCAGCGATCGGGGAACTAAGGTTCGTCAACTGGTGCATGTCCTTCCTGGCTGACAAAGTAGCCGCCTCCAGCACTACTTATGTGGCTATAGCCAAGGCGGCTGGAGCAGAGATACAAGACCAGTTAAAAAGTGGTCTCGGCCCCTATACACACATTGAAATCAGTGAAGTGTTCGGCCGCAGTGTTAAGGATGTTGTGAGCTTCTTAGACGCACCCTCATTTAACGTCGATATATGGCGAATGGTGTCTGAAGTCCTCGACATGATCGACAAGCGTACCGGGCTTACGGAATTGCTCTATGGACTGGGTGGATCTACCCAGATTCGGAGCGCCACAGAGGCAGATGTTCGTAACCAGAACGTAGCTGTAAGGCCGGATGACATGGCTAGTCGCGTAGAGGACTGGCTAAGCGAATCTGCCCTCAAAGAGATAGAAGCAGCAGAATGGTTGCTTACGGGCCAGGATGTGGCTCCAGTCATAGGAAGTATAGGGGCCATGGTGTGGGAAAGTCAGCTCTCACAGCAGGATTTCGAGAAGGTAGTTATGGAGTATGACTATCGAGTCGAAGCGGGTAGCGCGCGTAAGCCCAATAAGACTAATAAGATACGCCAGTTGAACGACTTTGGCCAGATCGCTATGCCTGTCATGCAGGAATTCGTTGGAATGGGTATTAGTGGCCCATATAACGCTTTCCTCACTGACTGGGCTAAGGCTAATGAGATTGATGCGGCACCTTACATAATTGACATTGAGGAGCTTAAAGCCCAGCAGCAACAGGAGGAGCAGGGGCAAGAAGACCCCGAAGCACAGGCTCAGCAACAACAGATGCAGATGCAGCAGCAGATGGCCCAGCTTGATATGCAGGCCAAGCAGATGGATATGCAGATTAAGCAGGCCGAGGCCCAAATTAAACAACAGGAGGCCCAGGCGAATCAGGCAACTACCGGCGTAGACCAGCAAAAGGCCCAGCAAGCTGTTCAGGCAGACCAGCAGAAGGCACAGCAGTCCATGCAGCTTGAAAAGCAGAAACTCCAGATCGATCAGGCATCTCACCAACAGGAGTTACAGCAGGATTCCGAGGTACACCTGATGGAGATGGAACAGGCAGCCGAAAAGCACCGCCTTGACATCGAACTCATGAAGGAAAAGACCAAGGCGATCAAGGAACAGAACCAGGAACGCAAAACCAAGGAGTGAGTGATGCCACAATCTAATCCTTATTATCGCGATTATGAAGCTGACGTACCGCTAAGTACGCAGCCAACACCTAAACGCCTTCCTAAGTTGGAATTCGGCGGCCAGGGACTTCCCGCTCAATGGCCAGATCCCCCAGGATCAGGGCAACATATGAAATTTACTAAGCCTGAATACCAGTCGGGCCTTATGCTTCCAGATCCGATTGACTCTGAGAATATAATCAGGGGCAGTCTGCAATGGCCATCGCCCATACGGCCAATGAAGGAACTTTTTCCAGAAACAGGGCCTCTGGGAATGCGTGACATACACGAACCGGGCTTAGATTGGGCAGGTCGACCACGGGGTAGCGGGAGTATTCCCCCAATAGGATCACGGCGGCCTTCGCCCCCAACCCGACCACAATACCAGTCGGGCTTTATGCTTCCAGATCCGATCCCATCCGCTGGCCCACTAAACCAACAGGGCCCAGAGCCAAGGCCATATTAGGAGTAGATAATGCCAGACGTAGACCTAGATAGACACCGGGCTGAATGTGAGCGACTGGGCTGTGTTGATTTCTTCGATCATCTGATCGGGGAGGGCAACAACTCTGGCTTCGCAGCGATGTTGGCCCAGCGCAGGCCACCCGGCACAAAGGGTACTGACCGATCATTCCTCGAGGGAACCCACGGCTGGGCCGATAAGATGTGGCCGGTTAATGCCAGGGATATCCACTCCATAGCCAAGAAGGCCGGCATCTCAACGCAGGGCAAAATATATAAAGGTGGATTGGGGAGGCCAAACGACCCGATGGCGTGGATATCCAGCACAAGCGATGTCTTAGCGGCGGCTAAGGCCAAAGGCTATACTGTGACTGGAGCCGTAAATTATCAGGCCCCGGCCCAGCAGCCGAAGCGAATTAAGATGGCCGACGACGTTGCTCATGACTACATGCGGAGGGAAATCGCAGCCGATCCAGCTCTTGCTGAGAAGGTCAAGAAGAAGCCAAAGAAGCTCATGGAACTGAAAGAAAAAGTAGTCGAGAAACACTCGAAGTAGGAGAGCATCATGCCCTTTGACAACCAAGAAGCCGACCCCCTGATGGCAGAGGCAGACAGAAAAGTCCATGAGGATGTCCCTAAATGGGGAAACATACTCCCCCGTATTGATGCTGGGTTAAATCCGATATTAAGGGATCATGAAGAAGATTTGCGAACCGCATATGGCTATGAGAAAAAGCCAGATGGTTCGTGGGCTATAAAGCCCGGTTTTGATCCCCCAGGCAAAAAAGTTTGGGGCGAACAGCCTCGCGGGCAAGTAGAGGTGCCACCATATAGCATTCAGCAGGGGCGCGCACCTGGGCCACGCGGGATGGAGCAGCATCAGGGTGGTCGAGTTTTTGGTGTAGCTGACCAGATGGAGACAAACCGGCAGCGGGCAGAGCGGGAACGTGCGCAAGAGCAGGCAGATGCTTTAGATAATGCAATGAAAACCCAACCTCCAAGATATAGCGGAGATAGGCAGGTTGAGGGTTACGCCACAATCGTTACCCCAGTTCAGGGCCTCAAGCGTGTTCATGTAAAAAGCCCGCAGTATAAATGGGCCAAAAAGGGAAAGAATGGCTACAGCATGCCAAGTGACGATGTAGTGCCACATGGTTCTAGGTCATTATTTCCACCGGGAACTGACCTTAGAGAACTTCCTGATAGCGAGCAACCACCGACAGCGATTGAGGGCCCTATGGCTGGCCCTCTGGGTGCTCCCGGCCCTCCCGGCCCATCAGGGACGGAAAGGTGGGATACTGACTCGCCAGGCACAGAATTTGTTTCAGCACCAGCACAGCCCGGTCAAGGAGAGCGAAGGGCCCACAACACCGAACCCAGCGAGTACCCCGGTCAGGCTACGCCGGGTGAGTTTGGCCCAAACATCGAGGTGGCCCCTGCCGTTCCTCTCGGCCAACCACCGCCAAACGGCGTGTACCCCGAGCCTACTGGAGAAATGCGGGCGAAAAGTTCGCGTATGCACAATGTGTCACCTGATTTTGATGACAAGACTACCAACCCCCGGACTGGTGACCCGTGGGGAGATGACGAGGAGAGAAGAAAATTCTTCTGGGATAATCGAGAAATATACGGACTCGGTGGTCGCGAGCCACAGGGTCAGGGGCAAGCCGGCGAGAGAATGGGTATAAACCAAGGGTCTCCACAGGGTCAGCCGACGCGCCCCGAGAACTGGCAGTTTTTCCCAAATGCACCTAGGCCGCCAGGTGCACCACCAATAATGAGCGATCCGGGTCGGCCAGTGCAGGGCCAAAGCCGTACCCCGGCTCCGGGCATGATGTATGGCAATCGCCAGTTACAACCTGAGGGAGCAGCCGATCCAAATGTTCCCGTGCCAGGTTATATCCCCGGTGTGGACTCAAGGGAAAATCCTCCCTTTGATCCCAACCAGCCATTTGGGTATCAGCAGCCAGGAGCTTCGTATGATCCCAGTCTCCCTCAAGGTGAAGGGGGTATGCCGAATTGGATGAGAAGGTCTATGGGTATTCCTATCCAGCGAGGGGGACGACAGCGAAGGGGCGATAGAGAGTCCGAACTATCGCAGGATTTCACTGAAGAAAACCTTCGCCTAGAAGGGCAGATCCCAGAATCTACTCTTACGCCAGAGGGTAACCTTCCAGTTGATCAGCAGATAAGAGTTGGTGAACCAGATCCCTTTGGGCAGCCAGAAGAAACGGGAGATCCCTATTCTGTTTTTGACCCTGAACTTCGTGAGACAGCACAACTACGGCAGTCTAAGATTGATGCTGTAGAAAGAGCCTCTCATATAGAACACTTAATTATCCAGGGTGAAGAGCAATACCTGATAGATAATGGTGTTCTTTCTAGGGGGGAGATCGCCAGAATAAAGGTAGAACTTATCCGCGAAGGAAAGATAGAGGGGGAAAGCCCCGCGCAGCGCGTTATAGGTGGTTTGGCGGGTGCAACCTCCCCACAGTCGGGAGAAGGTTCTCCATTACCGACCGACCCGACAGAACAACTTGGTATTCTCCAGCGGATTAAGGCGAAAAGAATCGCCAACCAGACCGCCCGACAGCAGAGGGGACAGTAAGTGGCCTCGGTATCCGAAAGCATTATTACCTACGAAGACCTTCTGGGCTACATCACTGCCCTGACGGATGGTGGTGCGCGGACGAAGGATCTCCGTATGCACAAGGAGGTAATTCAGGGGGCCTATCGTGATTTGGCCATGAGCTATGAGTGGCGATATTACCTTAAAGAGGGTCGCATTAACCTCGTGGCAAGCTACTCGACAGGGACGATCGATTACGATCACGAAGATGGCAGCGGTAATGAGATTAGGGAAGTTACTCTAGCTGGTAGTGGCGCGGTATGGCCTAGCTGGGCGAAGTATGGTCGCATTCGTTTTGGTGATGTGGTTTACCCCATAGAAAGCAGGACATCGAATAGTGTTATTATTTTGGGCAGCGATTTTAATCCCGGTGCTGACGTAGCAGCCCTCACTACCTACGAGATTTATCGATCTGTTTACCCCCTCCCAGAAGACCTCTGGCGACTCTATGACGTGGCAGTAGAAAAGAACTACTGGCTACCCCATTACATCACTCCCTCTGAATGGTTCCAGCAGGATCGATTCAGCCAGACATCCGGGCAGACATGGGCATGGACGATCATGAAAGACCCGGACGCTGACGGGCGATTCGCCCTATGGGTAGACCCTAGCCCAAGCACCGCAGAGCCACTTGGCTTCATCTACAGACGCAGGCCACGTGCATTGAGATGGGCAGGGACGGAGGTGGCGGCCAGAACTTACACTTTTGCTGCAGCATCCATAGGTGCCACAGCTGTTGTGACTAGCGTTGCCCTCCCCAGCACGATGGTCGGGTCATTAATTCGCTTGTCCGATACGATTGATAGCGTTTCTACACTGCCCACCGGCCTGGCAGGCACCAATCCTTATGTGGAACAACATAAAATTGCATCGCTTAGTGGAACAACTGTGAATCTGTCTGGCACCCTAAACCAAGCATATGCAGGTTCAACCGGCAAACTTGTTGTATCCGACCCAATAGACATGAATGACACAATGATAGAGGCCCTCAAGGCCCAGATAGAGTACAGATTTGCTCGCTTTGCAAATGACCAGAGAAGCACAACGACAGCCAGGGATGCGGCTGACTTCGAGTTACGACGTGCCCTTGAGGCAGAGGCCCGCTACAAGGTCACACCGGGAGTACCGCAGTCACGTTTCCATTATATGTTTGCTCACCTGGCGAGCACTATAACCACAGATACGGATCTATGAGAGTGACTGATGCCAGCAATAAGCAATTTCAAGGGCTTGGTTAGCGATGCTGACTTTGGTGATGTACCCGAAGGTGCAGCACAGAGCCAGAAGAATCTTTCCACTACCCGCCCCGGTGTCCTTATCCCGCGTCAGGGTATCCAGCCAGCCACCTTTGACTCCACACAGACCATCTCGGGCGCGGCTTTCAATACCTTTCAGAAGATGTCTTTCTGCAAGACACGGTTTGGCGACCTGATTGGGGTTAATGGGGTAAATCGTGGATTTAGGTGGGATGGTGCGTCCGATACGGCTGATGTTCTAGGTATTGATGCACCCTCAGTAGGGCCAATCATTGAGATCAGTGCCATCCAGACAGATGGAAGCCATGACAATGAGATAGCTACCATTGTCGCAAGGACGACTACTGGGGAATATCAATTAGCTACTACATATGCTCACGGGCTTAAGACAGGTGACAGGATACATCTAGGCCAAATTCAGGTCACCGATGACGGTGCCATGCCTGGCGAATTAAACGGTCGTAAGTTTGTCATAACGGTTCTTACTACTACTAGTCTTTATCTAGACGATACTGAGCATGAGGGAACTTACGATACGAGCAATAAGGGGACTTGGAGTAGGGGTTCGTCTGGCACAACGATAGCCGCAACCGATACAGTCGATGAACATCAGGCGGATGATCGCTTGGGGCAGGGTGCGACAGAAGGAGAATATCTTTGTGCTTACAGGTACATAGATGCCTCATCTACGCCCATCTACAGCATGATTTCCCCGGAAATGGTTGAGATACCCGATACTTTTGCCACATATAGATTTAGTTGGACGGGAATCAAGCAACCCACCACGGCTAATGATCCCACTGGAAGGGTCAAGAAGATAGAACTATGGCGGTCTACATCTGGCCAGAAAAACATCCTTTACCCTATTGCTGTAGGTGATGACGCCCTTGCTGCAACCGCTGGTGGATCTGATCTGACATATGTAAACGATTTGAAGGATGACGAAACGCTAAACGCAACTGCAGAGGGTGAGCAACTTTACATTACCGACCAAGGGGTTCTTGTCGCCCGCCGCCAAGTCGTTCCTCCTAACGATATGGCCTATGTGGTCATGTTTCAGGACAGGTACTTCTACTTTGGG